CGCTGAACGCAATGAATGAAGCTGAAAATGCATGATCATTAAAAACCGCGCCCAAACCATCCTGGCCACCGATTACTGGGACAGCGACCACGCCCGCGCCGGGTATGTGTTCCTGAGTTGGAACGCCGGAGCCGGCCGGGTGCTGATCCCAGACAGCCAGAAAGCCCTGCTCCGTGACATGAAACCCGCCCGCGAGGTCATCGTCTCGCGCGGTCCATGGCATGACCAGGGCGGCCGCGAGGCGCTGGAGTTGATGTGGGAGGATGACTCAGACGCGCCGTTCTGCCTGCATCTGGTAGCCGAACAGTGTGACCGGCTGTTACCCGATACCGATCAGGGTGGCGGATTTGTCATTACCGCATGGACCCGAGGCGGACTCAAAGGCCGTTGGCCCGGTCGCTATCGTCGCGTGGACCGTATCCCCCACCTCGAACCCTGGACCACTCAATGACCCAACCCATCAAACCCGCCCGCCGTCCAGGCCGTCCACGCCTGGACGCCGCCGCTGATCAAACCGCCGTCCGGGTCAACCTGTCCATGACCGCCGCTCAGCGCGCCAAGCTCCAGGCCCTGGGCGGTTCCGAATGGCTCCGCCGGCAAATCGACGCCGCCACGCCACCCGCAAGCCCATGAACCGCGCCAGCATCTTGCTGGTGTTGTGGCTGTTGGCTAGGTCGGTTTACGCCGAGTCACCCCCGCCGTTCTTGCGCGATAGCCACCAGCCAGGGCCGAAGTCATGGATTCAAACCCCCTCGGGCCAATGGCGTGGCTATGGCGCGAATCAGGGGCGGGTATGGATACAGAGCCCGTCCGGGCAATGGCGCGGACAAGGAAAAGACCAGGGGCAAAGCTGGATCAAGACGCCCTCGGGGCAGTGGCGCGGCTATGGGTCCAGACGGCAGCCGTGATCATTCATCGATCGGGATGATCTCCTCCACCGTCACCACCCCGGCCGATTCGGCGGCGCGTTCGGCTTCGATCTGGAGCTGATAGCCACCATCGTCTAGCGTATGCTGGGCGCGGGTCGTGATCCAGCGCCCGTCGAAATCATCGGCAAAACCGGCCAGAATGACCGGCGTTTCGGCCGCGATATCGGCGCGGCCAGGGAGTTGCAGGGAGAGCGTGCTGGTCCCGCGTGACAAGCTGGCCAGCTTCGCCGTCGCTGCCGCCCTGGCCGTCTCGGCATCCGGGAACACGCCGCGCAGCCGATAGATGCCTTGCGCCTGGTCGCCTTCGCCGGGCGTACCGCCATCGCCCGCCCGTATCCAGACATCCTGTTTCTTGACGATATCACGCCAGCGCGCATCGACCGCGCTGTAATCCTCGGTCTGCGCCAGGCTCACCCGGCCCTCGGTCACGTCGGTCAACTGGAGCGTGACTGGCTCAATCGGCTGTCCGCTTGCACCCAGTCCGCGCCCGCGCCGGGAGAAAAGCAGATACCCGGTTTTTACCGTCGCCATGGCGTCAAACAATTGGCCCAGGCGCGTGAGAAATGAAATGTCGGATTCGTTGGTTTGATCGATACGCGGGATGCTGACGCCGGATAGATCGGACGATACCACCGACCCCAGCCCGTTGCGGGTCGCGATTTCGCCCACGATGGCGCCTAGCGTGGTATTGGCCCAGCCGACCGACCGGCGGCTGCGGAGTGGCCCGCGTAAATCGGCGGCATGCGCCACAATCCGCCAGGCCCGCGGCGCCAGTTCCAGGTCGACGGCATCGACGCTCCAGCGCCCCATATCGATCAAGCCACCGGGCTGATAGCCCAGCTTCACGGACAGTTCCGCGCCCAACGTGGGCATGCTCATTTTGGCCTGGGGATCCGCGACGACGATCTCCAGCTCGTCTGATTCCATGCCGGCCTGATCCGTGATTGACAGCCCCAGCAGGTAGTCCACCAGGCGGGCGGTAATATCCGCGCCGTTCGCCGTGACTGACCACGCCGGTTTCATGTCAATCCCACAACCGCACCGGCGACGCTACCGCCGGGGCTGGCGTGATGACCGGTAGCGTGATCAACAGGCCGGAGGAATAAACCGGACCTTGCTCGGCCAGGCCTGGATTAGCTTCGAGCACGGCTTCCACCGCGCCGGATTGGCGGCCATACTGGCGAAAACAGATATCGTCAAGCATGTCGCTGTCTTGTGTGCGATAGATCGTGTCCATATCAGAACCCCAGCACGCCGCGGATAGCGCCCTCGATGGACGTATCGGCGCTTAGCGCATCGGGCGCCGTGTCGCCGTAATAGCCCAACGTGGCGGCGAAATCGACGCGGAGCGGCGAACCGTCCGCGAGGTGGCGGCCTTCGGTCTCCTGGAGATTGAGCAGACACCAATAGCCCCAGTTCCGGCCCCGGCCATCGACCAGCAGCAGGGGCACGCCCTGCTGACCGGCGGCATACAGGCTCTGGAGTTGCCAGGCCCCGTTCGTGTCGAATCCCGGGATACCCAGGCCATTCAGCCCGATGCCGACCCGCGACAAGCCGGAATTGATCATGCCGATATAGCCCAGACCGGCCGCGAGATAGGGCAATCGGCTGATGAGGTTGGGTAGCCCGAGCAGGCCCTTATAGTGCGTGTAGAGCGTGCCATCGATCGTGATGGTGTACTCACCCGGGCCAAGCGATTGCCGGACCGGATGCTTGCCGATGCGCTCCTGCGCGGGCCAGCGCCAATCCATATTGCGCACGATCTGATCATAGGCGGCCGTGCTGAGGCTGAACCGATACGGGCCGAGAGCCATCATGACTTCAAGCATGGCTATAACCCATCCGGGCTGTCATACAGCGCGCCGATTTTGCGCGCGGCCTGGCTAGTGGCGGCGGTCACTTCGCGGCGCACCAGGGCGGCCAGGGTCTGCGCGTCCGTGCCGGCCGGAGCGGTGATCGATACACTGATGGGCATGGAGATGGCCATGGGTGCCGGCAGCATCGCGGCCGGGCTGGGCATGGCGGCCAAACCCCCGGCGCCGGCAAGGCCAATTTGCAGGCCCCGCACGACGTTTTCACCGATGCCCTTGAAAACTTTTGAGGGGGATTGGATGCCAAGCACATCTTCAAATACGGTTGGGATGCTCTCGGCGATGCCAGACACCCAGGACCGGAACGCATTCCATTTATTCTCGAACCCGCTCCAGATCCCGTCCACGATGCGCCCGCCGATTTCGCTCATGCGGGCCGGCAAGTCAAGAAAGTAATCCAGCAGTTCACGCCCGCGCGCCAACATGCGGGCAATCAGATCATCAAACGCCGCGCGCCAGCGTTGCGCGCCGGCTTCCAGGTCGCCCCAGAGCTTCACAAAAAAAGCATGAATCGGTTTCCAGACCAGATAAAATCCGGCTCGTAACGCTAACAATGCCAGGATGACACCCCCTGTTACCGGCCCAATCATAGAAATAGCTGCTGCAATACCGCCCAACGCCAACAACACTGGCCCCACGATCACCAGCAACGCCCCCAGACCGCCGACCACCAGGGCGATAGTCGTCGCCAATTCCGGGTTCGCATCGATCCAGGAGCCTACCGCCTCGACGATGGGCGCCACGGCATCGGCGATCCGGCCCAACACTGGCAGCAATGCCGTGCCCAGCCGATCGGCCAGATTGCCGGCCAGGATGGTTAATCGCGTCCATTGCTGCGTCGGGTCGTCTTGCATGCGGCGCGCGAACTGCGCCGCCGAAGCGCCCATGCCGCCCTCGGCCGCCGTCTTTATGCGCTGATACTCTTTCATGTTGGCCAGCAAAGGTTTTAGCGCGTTCATCACTTGCATGTCGCCGAACACTTCGCCGATCTTGAACGCATCGCCGCCGGTCTGCTGCTGGATCAGCCGCAGGGATTCTTCTACAGGGTTGAGGCCTTCCTTTTGCCAGCGCTTGAACGCGGTCGGGAGGTCAACTCCCCACTGCTTTTCCATGTTCTTGACCGTCGTCGGGGCGGTCAGCTTGGACAGGAAATTGAGCAGGTTATTGGCGGCTTCGGCGGAGGTGCCGGCCCCCTTGCGCACGACCTGGAGCGCGGAACCCAGGGTCGAGACAGCCGTCTCGCCGGTCATGCCGATTTGCGACAGCGCGGCGGTCAGCGTGGGGAACTCGCGCGCCATGTCCTTCAGCTCGAACGCGCCTTCATTGCCGGCCACGGTCAGGATATCGAGCGTGCGCTGTAAATCCTTGGGCACGATCTTGAGATTGTCGATCAGCGCCGAAGCCGCCGCGCTCATGTCTTCCATCGATGCCCCGGCCGCCGTGGACGTCTTGGCGATGGCAGGCAAAGCGGCCATGGCCGCATCAAAGCCCAGGCCCTTGGCCGTCAGGTCTTTCAACCCGGCGACCAGTTGCCCCGTGTTTTGATTGCTTTGCTCCGCAATCCGGCGCAATTCCGGCCGGATTTGCGCGAGCTTTTGCGCGCTGACTTCCGCGACGATGCCGACCTCGGTCAGCCCCGCGCTCAGCTCGCTGGACATTTTCACGGCCTCGCGGAGCGGTTCCAGCAGGGCCAGCCCGCCGCCGACCGCACCGGCCCCGGCGATGGACAGGTTACGCCCCGCTTGCCGGAGTTCGCGCTGTAGGCCTTTGAGCGGGCCGGACAATTTATTGACCAGCCCGACCACGACTTCAACGCTTAATTTTTGCTTGGCCATCTTATCGCTTCGGTATCAATTGCTCGGCGCGCGCTTCCCAGTCCATCAGCTCCACCAGGGTCATGTGGCGCATTTCCGACGGGGGCCAATGCCAGACGCTCGCGATCACCGCCCAGGCCTCTTCTACGCAGGCTGGGAGGCGCTCGGCGCCAAAAAACCGACCAGCTCCGTCATGATTGCGAGCGCGTCCACCGCCTTCAGCGTGTAGAACTCGGCCGCCGGCATGTCGGACACGCGCTCGATTACCGGCGCGCACGCCCCAGCGTCGAGTTGCAACACGTCCAGCAGTTTCACGCCGCGCAAATCGGACGCCATAGGCTCCCGCAGTTCAATCGATTTGCCGTTGCTCAGTACCACAGCCATCAGGAGGCTCCTATCAGTTGGGACAACACCACGGCGATCACCAGCACCGCTGCGAAAAAGAAACACGCGCCGGCCAGGCCGGCGCAACACAGATCATCATCCCGGCGCGGCTTCACAGACCGATGGCCCCGCGCAGCGCGGCCATCTGATCAACGCCGCCGATGAAGCGGGTCATCAGCTCCGCGTCGATATCGATGACCGTCTCCCCGCCGATTTCCAGCTTGTAGCTGCGGCAATTCAGCGTACAGTCCAGCGACGTCTTGGACCCCGCCGCCCATTCACCCATGTTCGCCATCTGAATCTGCCCACGGCAGGTAATGACGATTTTGGTGACCGTGCCATCGTCAGACGCCTTCGCGCCGCGAAATACCACAGACACGGCATTACCGTTGATCAACCCGAACTGCTTCAGCACCGCCGGCTCGTAATCGTAGAGCGTAAAGCCGGCGTCCATCGACTCGACCAGCCCCATATCCAATTTGATGCGGGCCGACATGCCGCCGGCCGCGTAATCCTCGGTGACCAGGCCCAGATCGGGCGGTTTCACGTCCGCCTTGCCGGCGTAGTTGGTGCCGTCGACGAACAGCGAGAAGGCTTTTAAGACTGAAGGGATCATGTGTAACTCCTACGCCAAAATGTTGGCCAGATAGGCATTGGTGAGATGCGAGCGGAACGTAATCCGCTCGGCCGGGTACGGGGGCGAAAAATCGAAATTGAAATACACGCGGCCCGACGCGATGCTGGCAGGGGTGTTCAGCTCCTCATCCGCCCAGCACCGCCCGCCGATGATGGCGCCCTTGGCAGTCAGGCCCGCCAGGTAGGCATTCACACCCGCCGTGACATCCTCCAGATACGTCGCCGTGATGTTGCGATCCACCGCCCACAGATGAGAGCGCAATAGCGCTTCATGGATCATGTCGGCCGTGCGGCGCACCGACAGGAAGGCCCATTTGGGATCCGAAGAGCAGGAGCGATTGCCCCACAGCCGGAAGCCGTCCACGTGGATGATCGTCGCGATCTCGTTCTCGTTGAGGTAATTGGCCCGGGATTCTGAATTGCCCAGCTCGAAGTCCACCCCGCGCGCCGTGCCGGTTACCCCGTACATTTCCCGGTTTGACGGGCTCCACCAGTAGCCCCGCTCATTATCGGAGCGCGCAATGACGCCCGCCACCCGGGCGGAGGCCGGTTGCGTGGCTTCGGCGTTCGCGGCTGTATCCCAGAATTTAACGGCGGGGTCCACCAGGTACACGCGATCCGAGCCGAAATTGTTGCGATAGGTGATCGCGTTGGCATCCGTGCTGTTAGGGCCATCGGCGACGATGACCGCCCGCAGCCGTTCGGCAATCGGGATCATCTCCTGAATCAGCGACACCTCGTCGCCGAATTCGGGCACGATCAGAATGCGCGGCGTCACGGCAATGGTGGTCTCCGCGCTCAGGAGGGCATGGACGCCGGTCCGGTTGGTCCCGTTGCCGAGCAGGTTGGTCAGCGTGGCCGCGTCATCGGCGCCCTTCGTCACGCGTACCACGACCACCCAGGCGCCGCCTTGATCCCAGATCGCATCGAGGGCGGCAGGAATCGTGCCAGTCGTGCCGAAGCGCGCCGCCTCGGTGCGCTGAGTCACCAGCACCGGCGTATTCAGCGGCAGCGCCGCATCGACGCCGCCCGCCAGGTTGAGTTGCTTCACCCACCCGGCCAGCACGCCGGCCCCGGTCGAGTCGCCCAGGTCGTCAATACTGACCAGCGCGGCGGCGGCCACGGAGGCGGTCACCGCCGCCTTGACTTCCGCCGCCGTCGAGATGGCGTCCCCGGTATCGTCCGTCTCCAGCGAGACGGTAATCACCGTCCCGGATACGGACACGGCGAGCGCGGACTCATTCGCCGCCGGCACGGTCAGCCAGACGCGGATATCGTTGCCAGCGGCGCCCGCCGTGGCAGCCGTCCAGACCAGGCCAGTATTACCAACCTCGGTGCCGCTGGTCAGGGTCGCCGCGGCGGAGCTTTCCGCATCCGGCGCGGTGCCCACCAGGCCGATGATTGAGGAGCGAACGGTAGTAATCGGGCGGGGGCCGTCATCGATCTCGACGACTTCGACACCGTGTAAAAAGGCTTCAGACATGGGAGTCTCCGGTGGGTGAATGGGTTAGTAGCCGATGGCCAGCCAGGCGACGTTGCGTTCAGCCGCGTTGGATTGTTTGAGGGTGATCGTAGTGTTTGACGTTCCATCCTTGGGC